CGCGAACAGTGGATGATTCCTTTTGTGGAACACAGAGCGAATAATCCAATGTTTGAAGACATTTGGTCCCGGATGGTTAAATTTGTCTATGATTTTTATTATGAACGCATGTTGCCTAAAGTTAAAGTAGTTTTTTCATTATTTTCAAGTATTTCCGGTGTAATAGGAATTTTGCATTTTTTGACAATTTTATTCTCTTGCACAGCATTGGGAATCGGTGTATATGTTGGTATTAAAGAACAAAAACCTGTGCGTCCAGTTGATAGGTATAATCCAGGTACATCATATTATAATTCTGAGGGTTTAGTCGGTCATGCTCAAGGAAATACTTATGATGCAGGTGCTGTAAGGCCATCAAAGTTGACAAAAGCAAAACCGAAAATTCCTGTGCGCGATGGTAAAATGCGTTATGAAAGTGCCCAGCAATTTAATATAATAGAAGAACGCTTAAGTAAGTCTATGTGTAGTATAGTTGTAACATATATAGTTGATGGTATGATTAAGAAGAATGTTAGTTATGGTTTAATGATAAGGGATCAGCAAATGTTAATTCAACATCATTATTATGATTGTTGGAAGCGTTTGGATTCAACAGCTAGTTTCTATTTTGATGATGGTAAAACGCGTCCAACACCATTTGGTATACCTCTAAATAATTTCTTTAGTTTAAGTGTAGATTGGTATAGTACTCCTAATAGTGAATATTTAGATTCTAATTTCGGTGTATTATATCTCCCAAGAACTGTTCCTGCTTTTAAAGACATTACTAAATTTATAGCTACAGCTTCCGATCATGAATATGTCAAGTCAGATGCAATTTATTTTTATAATGCTGAATGTCAACGTGCTTTCCATTGTAACATGCATGTTGAGAAAGATAGATCAGTTTCTGAGGGTAGTCAATGGTTGCGCTTGGATGAATGCTACTCATACCAATATACTCGTAAAGGTTTGTGTGGTAGCGTTCTTTTATGTGCAACACTTGAAAGACCCATTATTGGAATTCATTTTGCTGGAACATCTGTGTTGGGATATAGTGAGCCTATATGTCAGGAAAGTTTTGTTGTTAAAGATAAAAGTTATGATTTCCCTTGTCACGAAATGGCACTAGAGGATGAAAGTGCTGCTCGTATAGAGTTTGATACAATGTTATATCCGCAAGGTACAGTTCCGAAACAGCTGGCTCATCATCAAGGCAGTGTTAGTCAATATGTTCCCTCTTTGATTCATGGCGTTATGGAAGTAGACGTTGAACCCAATCCTTTAAGTCCGAAGGATCCACGTTTACCAGAAGGAGTTTCGCCACTTAAATCGGGGTGTGAACATATGGGCAGACCTCCAAAAGACTTTGAAAAAGGTCTTTTGAATAGAGCTGCTGAGGATTTGACACAAATGGTATTAACAAAAGTTAAACCTATACGTGAAAAAATTTCAAAATTATCTCTTCAAGATGCTATATGTGGTAATGTTAATGTTCCAGGTTTTCGCCCATTAGAGTGGAGTAAAAGTTGTGGTTTTCCTTTAAATGCAATTAAGCCTCCAAATACTCGTGGAAAAAAATGGTTATTTCAATTAGATGAGACAGCTGATGGTTTCAAATTGCTCGGTATGCATGGTGAATTAAAGCGTCAACTCTATCTCTGCGAAGATTTACGAAAGCGTGGCATTCGTGTCCCTACACTGTTTACAGATTGTTTGAAGGATACTTGTATTGATAAGGAAAAATGTAAAATACCCGGTAAAACAAGAGTGTTTTCAATGTCTCCTGTTCAATACACGATAGCCTTTAAACAATATTTTAATGATTTTCTAGCTTCATATCAAGAATCACGTATAGATTCAGAGCATGGTATTGGTGTAAATGAAAATTCTTTGGAGTGGACGAGAATCGCTGAATATATCACGACGTATGGCCCCCACATTATAGCGGGTGATTACAAGAATTTTGGACCTGGTCTGATGCTAAGCTGTGTTGAGAAAGCATTTGATGCTATAATTGCATGGTATGAGCGTTATGATCCTGATCCTGAACGTATGTTAATACGTCGTGTATTGTTGAGCGAAATTCTCCACGCCAAACACTTATGTTTAAATTTAGTTTATGGTGTTCCTAGTGGTATCCCTTCAGGTAGTCCAATAACAACACCCTTAAATAGTTTAGTTAATTCTTTATATTTACGTTGTGC